TTAGTGAAACGAATCCGTTTGGAGATGTACAATAAATGTTGAATGCATATTTTTATCATGAACGTATAAGAAAAAGCGTGGCCATATTTGGATCGCTCTTTAATAATATATACGTTTTAAACAGAAACAGCGCTGGTGCTGTAATACAAACAAAGAAAGTTCCACTTTCATATGCACCTAAAGCTAAGTTTCTTGAAAGAATTAGAGAACATGCTGATTTAGATTTAGATCAGAAAGTAGCATTGAAACTACCACGTATGTCGTTCGAGATCCTGGCGTACACGTACGCGCCTGAGAGGCAGCTCCAGAAGATGGGAAGCTTTAACAGAGTCGGTCTCACTGATAGTGATCGAGTTAAAATATCTGCTCCGGTACCATATAATCTTTCAATGCAATTAAATATATTTACAAAAGCTCAAGATGAAGCTCTACAAATCGTAGAACAAATCATACCGTTCTTTAATCCACAGTATACTATTACGATTAAACCATTTAGCGCGCATGCCGATATATTAGAAGACTGTCCTATTACGCTTTCAGGTATGAGTTACTCAGATGATTATGAAGGCGCAATGGATGCACGTAGAACTATCGTCTATCAGCTAGACTTTGAGATGGAAGCTAACTTCTATTCAGGTGTACTAAATACTCAGATAATACGCAAAGTTACAGCAGAACAATATTTAATGAACGTATCAAACGGTTTAGTAGCTGATTCTGATGTAAAGGTTTCAACGCTAACAGTGCTTCCTAACCCGTTGAATGTTTCGGCTGATAGTGATTTTGGATTTACAACAACTTTAGTTAATCACGTGGATAGTAGCCAATGACAAAAGAACCAGATAATGTAAGCAATGACTATAACTATTCTAGGCAAACCTACTATGATCTCATAGAAAAAGGTAAAGAAAGCCTTGATCTTATGATAGAAGTTGCACGTGAGTCCGAGCACCCACGGGCGTTTGAGGTTTTATCTGGTATGATTAAAAATGTATCAGATGTTAACGATAAGTTAATGGACCTCAATAAGAAGAATAAAGATATATCTGCAGAAGAGATTAAGAAAATAGAACAAACTACAAATAATCTATTTGTAGGATCTACGGCAGAACTACAGAGAATGTTACAAGATAATGATGAAACAATGAGTAATGTGGTAGACATAACACCGCAATTGAACAAAGATGATAACAACTGATAAAACCACTTATCTAGGTAATTCTCAAGTAAAAAGAGATGGTGTAGATGAAAAGTGGACAAAAGAACTTATAAAAGAATATCAAAAATGCATGAAATATCCTGCATATTTTGCTACAACCTATTGTAAAGTTATAAACTTAGACAAAGGCTTAGTACCCTTTGCGCTATATCCTTATCAAGAAAAGATGTTTAAATCATTCGATGAGAATAGGTTTAATATTGTATTAGCATGTCGACAATCTGGTAAATCTATATCATCTGTTTCATATCTACTATGGTATGCGCTGTTTCATACAGAAAAAACAATTGCCATATTAGCAAACAAAGGCGCGACTGCACGTGAGATGCTGGCTCGAGTTACATTGATGCTTGAAAATCTACCGTTCTTTCTTCAGCCTGGCACAAAGGCATTGAACAAAGGATCTATTGAGTTTAGTAATAACTCACGGATCCTTGCTGCTGCCACGTCTGGTAGTTCTATTCGTGGTCTTTCTGTTTCGTTATTGTATCTTGACGAGTTTGCATTTGTTGAAAAGGCTGCAGAATTCTATACATCTACGTATCCGGTTATTTCATCTGGTACAAGCACAAAAGTTATTATTACATCTACTGCCAATGGCATTGGTAATATGTTCTATAATTTGTGGCAAGGTGCAGAACAAGGTGTAAACGACTATAAGCCATTTAGAGTCGATTGGTGGGATGTTCCTGGTCGAGATGAAAAGTGGAAACTACAAACAATATCTAATACATCGCCGTTACAATTTGATCAAGAGTTTGGTAATACATTCTTTGGTACTGGTGATACACTTATTAATGCCGAAACGCTTATGAAACTTAGGGCAAAAGCCCCATTCAAAGTCGGAGAAGGCGGTAACTTATTAGTCTATGAAGATGTTAAAAAAGACATTGATTATATTATGTGTGTCGATGTTGCAAGAGGAAGAGGTCAGGATTATTCAACTTTTACCTTAATCGACATTAGCGCAAAACCTTTTAAACAGGTGGCTGTATATCGCTGTAACACTATATCTCCTATCCTCTTCCCTACTGTTATATATAAGTACGCAGTTTTGTACAATAACGCATATGTAGTTATTGAATCAAATGATTCGGGGCAAGTCGTATGTAATGGATTATATCATGACTTTGAGTATGAAAATATGCATGTGTCGAGTAGTGTAAAGGCAAATGCTCTTGGTACTGAGATGACTCGTAAAGTTAAAAGGCTTGGCTGTTCGGCAATAAAAGACTTATTAGAAACCGAAAAACTCACAATCGTAGATGAAGAAACTATCCTTGAGATCTCAACGTTCATATCAAAGGGACAATCATATGAGGCGTCTGAAGGTAATCATGACGATATCATGATGAACCTTGTTATGTTTGGTTATTTCTGTTCAACTGAGATGTTTAGAGACTTAACAGACATTAATATAAAACAAATGTTGTATGATCAAAAGATAGCAGAGATTGAAAATGATATACCTTCATTCGGATATATAGATGATGGTAGCGATCAGATAGCCAAAATTGAAAGAGAAGAAGAAAATCATCCATGGGCTATTGAATATGAGCAAAATTTCTAATGTTATAAATAACACTATTGAATATCCGTATTATGAAAACATATCATTTAGGTTCAAGAAGGACATAAACCCATGGCAATAGGTACACCATCAGAATCTCCGGCGATTATCGTTACGGAGATCGATAGAAGCGGTGTAGTACCAAACGTTCAAACAACAACAGGCGCTTTTGTAGGAAATTTTAATTGGGGGCCTGTTCAAGAGGCTACATTAATTTCAAATGAAACAAGTCTCGTTGAAGCGTTCGGTTCTCCCGATACAACTAACACAATAGAATTCCACAGTGCTGCATATTATTTGCGGTATTCTGGTTCACTGCAAGTAGTCCGCGAAGTTACAGGCACAGCCTTTAACTCTCATGACTCTGACGCTAATGCGGTAGTTCTAGTCAAAAACAGAGATAATTGGGATGATCAAATCGCTGCTCGCGATACTGATAAACATACATTCGTTGCAAAATATCCTGGCGCACTAGGTAACTCATTAAAGATTTCGTTTCTTCCGGCAGATTCCGGTGACGCAACAACAATCTTTGACGCATGGGCTTATAAGAGCTCATTCGACGCAGCACCAACAACATCCGTTCACGCAGCTGATAGAACAGCAACATCTGACGAAGCGCACATTGCAATCATCGATGAAGATGGTTTAATAGGCGGAACTAAAGGTGCGGTCCTTGAAAGATTCCCATTCGTTTCAATAGCACTCGGTGCATTGAATGCAGACGGATCTACTAACTTTATTAAAGACGTTATTAATAACTCATCAGAATATGTTTGGATGGCTGGTTTTGGCGATGCAAATAAGTTCTCTACATTAGCAGGTACGACTGCAGATAGTGGAGATAGTTTCTTAACAAGCAACGGTTCTCCTGCAGCTATTGAGATATCATTGAAAAATGGTGCTAACTCTGCTGCTCTGACTCCAACTCAATTTGCAACTGGTTTTGACAAATACGAAGATGTAGACGCAATTACTGTTGACTTTCTTATTGCCCCAGGTATGGGTTCAAGATCTGATCAGACAACTGTTGTGAATGATCTTGTTTCAATAGCACAAACAACTCGTAAAGATTGTATTGTTGTTGCTTCACCTGCACGAACAGATATCGTTGCATCCACGACTCCGGTAACAAATGCTGTTGCAACTGCTGACACATTTACTAAATCATCATATCTCTTTATGGATAATAACTATCTTAAAGTATATGACAAATATAATGATCAATACATCCAAATACCTGGTGCTTCAAGTACTGCTGGTATTATGGCTGCATCTGACTTCAACACAGCCCCTTGGTTCTCACCAGCTGGTCCACGTAGAGGTCAATATGTAGGTATCACATCATTAGCTTACTCACCTAATAAATCAGAACGAGATACTCTTTACAAGGTCGGTGTTAATCCAATATCTAACATCCCAGGTCAAGGTGTACTTCTTTTCGGTGATAAGACTAAATTAGCAAGACCAAGTGCATTCGATCGTATTAACGTACGTAGATTGTTCCTTGCAATTGAAAGAGCTATTGCGATAGCCGCACGTAATGTAATGTTTGAATTCAACGATGAGTTTACTCGGGCTGAATTTACTAACGTTATAGAGCCATTCCTTAGAGAAATCCAAGGTAGACGCGGT